CTTTGAGTCTCGGATTTACGAGTTCTTGGAAGAGGTCAACGAACTGGAAAGGGTGCTGCGTGGAGCTTAAAGAGTTCTTAAAAGCCTTACTTGACCCAGAGATGTATGGCTGGGCAGTAAGTCAAGAGGTCAGGGAAGAAGCCAGGAGGCAATTGGAGGCGTATGAAGATAACGATTGAAACTGAAAGCCCGGAGATAGCCCAGCAAATGCTTCTGTCGGCTCACTTCTCCGCAGACTTGGAAGATTTCAACCAGTACCTCAGAAGGCTTTTAAAGAGTTCTGACGAGGACATCGAGACCGTAGAGAAGATTCACGGGGTATTCTGGGATGTCCTGGGAAAGTATCTTGAGTAGTTGGTTGATAGCGGCGGTAGGTTTGGTCTACCTTTGGATATGCATAGAGAACGCCATAAAGGGCAACATGGCTATGGCAATTGTGTTTTTTGGTTACAGCGTTGCCAACGCTGGTCTTTACTGGATAGATAGCAAATGATTACACAGGCAGAAGTTAAAGAACTGTTTGACTACTCTGATGAGGGCGAGTTTATCTGGAAAGCAGATAGGGCCAATGTCAAGGCTGGTGATATTGCTGGGTATCGCAGAAAAGACGGTTACAAGATGCTGTGTATAAATTACAAGAAATGGTTGCTACACAGGCTTGTGTATCTTTGGCACAAGGGCACTTTGCCGGACTACCTAGACCACATTGACGGGAACCCCTGGAACAACAGGATTGAAAATTTAAGGGAGTGCAGTCTATCCCAGAACCAGCAGAATAGAAGGATTGGCCGTGATAACACAAGCGGCATAAAGGGCGTTAGTTGGCACAAGCATCAAAAAAAGTGGAGGGCCACTATACGCTGCAACAAAGAGCAAATTCACCTTGGGGTGTTTGATGACATAAGCAAGGCTGCGGATGCCATTAAGCATTACAGGGCGATGATGCACGGTGAGTTTTGCAAATTTTAACAGGAGAGTTACATGGGTATTAAATATGAAGTGATTGCAAACGGTGGTTCCTATACGAATAAAGAGGGTCATGAAAAGAAAAGATGGCTTAAGTGTGGAGTCGTTATGGAAGGGCCTAAAGGTCTCTCTATGAAGCTGGAATCCATGCCTGTAGGGTCAGATGGGTGGTTCATCCTCTCAGAGCCCCGTGAGCGCACCCAGGCCGGCGGTGACGATTCGGTTCCGTTCTAGGAGATAACATGATCCAAGATGTCCACAACTTTATGAAAGCCTGTGGGCATGAGCCTAGCCACAAGCTCGTCAGTCTCTATCACGAATTAGTCCGTGAGGAGATTGGCGAACTTGAGGAGGCCATGTCAGCCTATAACGCCTCTGAGAACCCCCAGGAAGAAGCCCAGGCCAGCGCAGACGCCTTAGATGCTATCTGCGACAGTATCTGGGTTCTGATCGCTCTAGCGAAGGCCATGAACCTTCCTATCGAGTGGGGATGGGATGCAGTCGCCGCAACGAATCTGAAGAAGATCGACCCAGAGTTAGGGATTGTCCGTAGAGACGAAAACGGAAAAATAATGAAACCTGACCGCTGGGTTCCACCAGATATGTTGAGGATCGTAAATGAAAGTCGAAGACAAGGTTCGCAGGTTTTTCAGCCAGGTCAAATTAGGCAGGACGATTAAGTATCTCTCCGAGAGGTTCATGTGCAGCGAGGCGACGGTTTCCCTGATTTGTTTGAATCTCTGGAAGGAGGGGTTCCTGATAAGGGAAAAGAAGAACGGCGCCCTGGTCTACCGAAGGGCATCTTCTACGCCACAAAGGAAGAGTTGAACAGGTACTTTGAGGAGGAGGGGGAGATTAGGCTGAACCTCTTTGCCAACCAAGTCTTGAGACTTAAAAGCCTGAAGTCGAGGCGGGAGAAGTTAGAGAGATTCCGTAAGATTCACGGAGATGAGATGGTAGAGATGGTGAAGAACTTAGTTGCCCAGAGGTTCAAAGAGAAGTCCGGCGGGTCATCTTAGATATTTTCTTGATGACCTGCTTTTCAAACTCAGGGTCGTTGTGCAGCATCCTGTGACAGTTAGAACACAGAACCGCACACTTTTTGATCTCCTCGAAAGCGGCCCTGATCCTTCCGTGGCCCACTAGGACATAAACTTTTTTATCCCCTGGCTGGGGGTCTATGTGGTGGAAGTCTAGGGCTTGGGGATGGGAGAAGCCACAGTTTTGACAGGATAGGGTGGACTTAAAGATAGCCCACTTCTGTCTGTGTATTTTTCTAGCATCTGCCGACCTCTTTATGTATGCTGCTTTGTTCTTTTCGTAGTGGGATTTAGAGTAGGCGTTTTGCTTTTGTCTTTTGAGTTCAGGGTCTTTATACGGCACTAAAACTCCTTGGCATCGAAACCGAACTCCTTACAGATTTGGTCTGCCAGCTCCTTAAACCGGGCATCGTGCCTATCCCAGTTCTTGTCTTTGTCGGCAAAGCGTTTAAGGTGAACCATCTCATGGGCCATTGTCTTAATAGCGGTATCGAGATGACCAATCTTAACGGAGGACAGACGGATGATGTGTGGGCCTCCCTCGTACTCTCCATAACACTTAGGGTCACGGATGACTTGGAACTGCACCATATCTGAAGGCGGCATCTTCCACGCCTTCATAGGGGGGATTTGTATTAGGGCTTCATAGATGACACGGCAGGATTCACTCGACAGGCGCATCTTGTCGCCCCGTTAGTTTTTTCACGGTCTCTGTTTCCCAGATGCGGATAAGACCCCAGACGATAGAGATAAGAGCGGCGATAGAGGGGAGAGCTTCTACCAGTGTGCCGACCACTGTAACTAAGGAGATAGCGTCTACTGCTATCTTGGGATCATGATGACTCATACAAAGCCTTTTCGTCTTTCCGTCTTTTGACTAATCCGTTTAAGACTCTCCCGCCTGCTTTAGTCCACATCATAAAGGCATCTGCTGCGCCTTCATAGTCCTTGCGATTATGCCTCATTCTTATTGATGATCTTTGTAAGTTACCGAGCCCAACATTGAAAGCGAAAGATACAAGCGCATCAAATTGAGACTGAGTAACCACGGGGCACATACGAAGCACCCCACGCTCAAACTTGGTAAGGTCATCGGCCAGGATTTTGTTGACTTCTTCCATTGATAGTTGGCGATCCCACCCGCTGGGAATTGGTAAATTCTTGCGTTCATGGAATTTAACCCTTATGTGTGACTGGTCTATGACATGACCAACACCAACCGTCCAGATAAGAGCCGGACATTGGTAGGGTCTAGTCCTGACGCCCTCGTGATGCCGAATCATGTCTAGGCACTTCTGGCTTACCTTCACTTACGATTCCAACCCCTAGAACCGAACCAGAAGCCAATGATTCCACCGAGCATTGCCATCTCGTCATCAGAGAAAACGGTGTTAGCCAGCTTTACTACATCGTCCATGTTCTGAATAAATCCTGGGATTGCAAAGATGTTCCATGCTAAGAAGATGTTGATTGCTACAAGTTCCAGAACGAAGATGTAGGTCACGGTAGGTCTTACCGTACCAACATAGTTAGCCACCCACTTAGAAGCCCTGTCTAGCACCTTCTGGTCGTGTTCTAGGGCCGCTACGGTCATCTGGGCGTCCGTCTGCATCTGGACTTGATCTGTACGGATTTCCTCAACCCGTTGTTGAGCAATAAAGCCTTCACGGGCTAGGGCAAGCTCACGCTCCGTCTGAATGTTAGCAAGGGCTAGTTCATGCTTCTTGTCGGACTTGTCTTGCATGAAATCTAAAAAACGGGGGAGGCCAGAGATAAGCAGACCGCCCAGCGTAGAGATGAGAGAAAGCATTACAGACCCCTGTTAATAATTGCCATGACTGCTGCGTAGATAACCATTCCACCGATGACAAGAATAGTCCCGCCACCTATCCAAAGAATCAGGTTGTCCCAGAACTCTTTTTCTGCGGCTTGTTGGTCTTGGATCATCTTGATGCGGTCAGCACGAATCTTGCGCCGCATCTCTAGGAACTTACGATACCCATCCATCCCACCAAAGCCGCCCTCAAGGTTACAGAAGGCTCCGTAGAGGAACTCGTGGCGGATGTCTTTCTCCATCTGCATCAGCTTGTGTTCAGCTTCAAACACATTAAATGCTTCTTGGGTGTCGTTAGAGAAGTCAAGCTTCTGGAAAAGTTTGGGCTTTTTGGGCTTGTTCTTCTCCTTCTGAATGACCTGCTCTAACTGATCGGCAACACCACAATACTTAGAGAGTTGGCCCCATACCCCTTCAGCCTCGGCAGCAAACTCACTAGCCTTCTTTAACCCGCTCCATATTGCAGAAGCGGTGGCTAACAGGGTAATTGGGTCCATTCATTCCTCTTTCGGAAGTTGCTCTTCTGCCTGCTGCTTGATCTTAACCACCAAAGGCCATGCACCGCTAGATGTGGGTAATTGTCCAAGCGTCTGCAAGATACCGTTGACTTCTTCTACAGTGAGTTTGAGAGTGACTTCCATGCTTATTCGCCAGCAGGTTCAGCAGCAGGCTCTGCTGGCGGCTCTACTGGTTGAGCAGCCTGATAAGCCGCAATGACTTCTGGTGTGTGCGTAGCAGCGCAGATGGCCTGCACCCGGGCATCCTCGTTAGCATAGTCCTGACCCGGCACTACAACATGGCGGTGAAACGATGACGAGATGACCTTGCCATCTTCAACAATGCGGGTGGCGGTGCGTACTTGCACGATGCCATTCTCAACCACTTCAACCTTGTCTACGACTACTTGTTTTTCTAGCATGATATTTCCTTTCGTTAAATGTCCGTCTGCATCATCCGAGGCAGATAATTAAGCTGATTGATAAGTTAGGTTTATATAAAAGTCTGTTACTCCACTCGTAAATTCTGAAACAAGAATAAAGTCTGCCACCACCCCAGTTACATTTTCTGCAATTCTTCCAAAAGTGTTATTGTCGGTAATGTATGGTGTCAGATAACCAGAAAAACTTATTTGTTGTGAAAGTATTGAACCAGGAACAAATGTTGTTCCACTTACAGAAGCCGCAGTAAACGGGAATCCCCTAATGAACACATCATTTCCTGCGGTCATCCCAGTCGTGTCTACATTGGTAAAGAAGCATTGCACCGTCACCATACGACCAACCTTGGTGTAGATCGCAGATGTTGCCGCAGTCGGTGAAGCATTACCACCCGTAGATGCATCAGCAATTACAGGAGTCCAAGTCCCTTCCTCATAGTCGTCCAGCGCATTAGCCGCATCGGTGTCGCCGTTGAATGTAATACCACCACCAGCAAGAAAACGAATACGCTCGCTAGCGGTACCAGAAGCGACACTAGAAAATGTTAAATTGTCTCCAGAATCACCTAAATTTTGAATAGTCCATCCTTCGGTTGCTCCAATATTACGAAGATGTAATTGCGCACGCAAAGAACCGCCAGAAACACCAGATGGCGGCTCAAGCCGGATTGCTGGAACACTAGCAACAATATGTAAATCTACTGCTGGAGCATTCGTACCAATTCCCACATTACCGCTGGAGTCGATACGCATACGCTCGGTGGCGGCGGTATTAAACGCCATAGCATCTGAAGCGTGGACATAACTAATTTGCCCTCTACCTGAAGCCGCTTCATCAGAAAACAAAATGTTTCCGTTGTTGGCAGAATTAGAAACAATTTGAATGTTTGAATTTTGATTGTTCTCAACAATTAAAAAATCTCTTGCACCGTAAGATGCAAAAGTTGTTGCTCCGTCAGTTCCAACAATATGAAGTCTTTTTTGAGGATTATTCGTACCAATCCCCACATTCCCAGACGAATCAATCCGCATCGCCTCTGCCCCACCTTCTGCAAAGGCTATGGTGTCAGCAGCAGGGAAGAAGATGCCTGTGTTGGTGTCGCCAGCAGCAACAATAGCCGGAGATGTCGTTGTGGTTCCCGTAACCGCTAGTTGACCACCAATGGTTACAGGATCACCGTCCGTGCCTGTTTGAAACCGCTTAAGAGCCGCCATGATCTCACGGCCCATGTTATTCATAGAAGAAGGAGGACAGCCCTCCGCAATGTTTATACCGTTTACATCGGTGTTGTCACCAGCGGTTGCTGAATACTCTGAAATCTTTGCTCTTGTCACGGTTTACTCCTGGGTTTGTTGAACTTGTCCAGACTGGATAAGAAGGTTGTAAAGCTCTGGGGTCAAAATAAATGGAGCTCGTTGGCCTGCTGCGCTTACAGGTCTTGCAAGCGTTCCCAAACCATAAGCGGTCTCTCCCATGATTCTTGGGGAGGAAAGGGCTGCAGAAGCAGCGGCGGCTGGAAGTTGACCAGTAAAGCCAAGGTATCCAGTAAGACCGCCACCAGTTACCTGAGACATCCCTCGAGGCACAACTGATTGAAGCGCCTGCCCAGCAATCCCAGGCATCATCATCTGCCCACCCTGCTGTTCAAGCTGCTTTGCTAGTCTTACTCGTTGCCCGTAATTCGTCTGCACATTGTCACGCATCAAAGACTGAAGTTTTCTCATTGCTGTATCAGCAGATGCTTTGTTTCCAAGAGATAAGGCTCTCTCAACTTCCTTGATCTGATCCATTGATTGTGTGTAGTCCCGCATCACATTTGCATATACGGGGGCTTGCTTCACAATCTCAGACTTAATTGAGTTATAGACTTGATTGATAGTGTTGTAGGAGTTTGTCTTTGGGTCTAACCCCTCAAGAATTGACCCCACGGACTGCTTTAAAGCGTCCAAACCTTCAGGCGTGTGGTACTCAGCAGGGTCAAGAGTTTTCCAGTTATCTACAAGCTCACGGGCTTTTGTAACCTCGTTAAAAGCGGCCTCGTCTTTAATCTGACCCTTAAACTTGGTGCGCTTCTCAGCGTCTGCTAAAGCCTTGTCAATCCCGCCAAAAGAAAGCGTTGTCTTGTCTTTAGAGATGTTGACCATGCCAGAACGGTACTGGTCAGACTTCATATCACGCAAGACGGAAAGATTCTGCTTGGCGGCGTTGAGGACATTCTCTGGGTCTGTGACGCCAGTAATGTTCTCTCGGAACATCCTTGCCCTTTCACCACCAGCCCTACCAGCCTCAAAAGCCTGTCTAATCGCTTCACCACCAGCGCCTGTAGTCATACCAGCAATCGGGGCCAAGGAGCCAGCAATGCCCCTTCCAATTGCCGCTAATGGGTCAATGGTTGCACCTGCTCTTTGTACTGCGGCGGCTTGACGAGTAGCGCCAGGAACCGCACGGAGGGCAGCACCACCACCATAAAGAACTGTAGCGGCATCCGCTAAAACTCCGGCAGGGTCTTCTGCAACTGCTTTTTTAACGCCCTCAAGAGACCCGTAGCGGTCAACATAAAACTCACCGACTTTTCTAGCAACTTCCCGTGATTGTGGGTCTTCTCCAATTGCCTGCACCAATCTCTCTGGAAGAACGGCTTGCAAAACCCCAGCACCCAAATCAAGAACGCTTTTAGCGGTTTCAATAGGACTGGTCACGGCAGTCGCAAGATTGCTTACAAGACCAAGAACAGAACTAGGGAAGTTTCTAACAGCGCCAGCAGCAACATCACCAGCACCCATAGATTGTTGAGGGGCCATTGAACTAGCAATTTCAGCCAATCGAGTGGCGGCAGCAGTGTCTCCAGCCGCATCTGCATTTCGTAAGGCTTGCATCACCTCATCGTAAGTCGCCATCTTATCTCCTCAGATAACGGTTAATGAGGTCTTGATCTGCTTGTGGAAGTTGAACTCTTGGGCTTCCAGGTGATGCCGCTTGGTTGCGCTCAAAAAATTCTTGGATTGGGTTGCCTAACTCAAGCAACTTCTGGCGACCCTCTGCGGGGGTTAACTTGCCATCAAGAACATCTGAGGCAATTTGACCCTCTTTAACTAGGTACTCGTTGATGTCCTTCATGCTACGAATAATCTCTCGGTTTGCACCTGGCTGGTTAATCAACCGTGGGAGAGACTCTTTGTAGAGCGCCAAGTCTGCGTCAGACATGGTTCCAGACCCAGGAGGGCGCTGTTGCGGAACGAGCTTGTTAATGATTGCCTGCGCCGCTTGGATGTCGTCAAGACCTTCAGTTTTAATACCAAAGTTTCCAGCCGCCTGCTTGAACGCCGCAGCACCGCCAGTTCCGACCTTTTCCAAGATATTGCCGAGTCTAGTGATCTCCCTAGAAGAACGAGCAGCAGATGTACCAGACTTCTGGATTTCAGAAAAAGCCTCAGCCTGACTTTCTTGGGCTTTCTTTTGGAACGGGCTAACTTTGTCACCAACATTGACAGTCGTTCCAGGAGGACGCTTCATGTCAATGTACTGAGAAAGCGTTGTTCCTTGCGGCACAAGACCCGCACGAACAGCATCTTGGAACTCGCCCACAACGCCGGAAGATTCTCTAAAACGCTGGGTAGCAAACTGCTCTGGGAAGGCTTCAGCCAATGCCCGTTGATCTTCAGGGAGCGTAGAAGCAAACCGTGAAAGAGCCGCTTGGCGAGCTTGTTGTTGGGCTCGCTGGGCTTGTGCGGCTTGCATCTGCTGATTAAGCATAATGTTACGCAGCGTCTGGTCAAAAGACCCCTGATAAGCCTGTACTGCGCCTGGGCCTGCTTGTCCCAACACACTAAGAGTAGAAGGACGGCCACGCTGCCCCTGTGCGCCCTGTAAAAGCCCAAGGCCAAGGTTTAGCAATGCGGCAGACTGCGCCCTACCCTCGGCAGCACGAAGCTGCTCTGGGCTCAATAAACCAGCAAGAATCTCATCCATAATTACCCCAACAAAGAGTAGACATTAGGAGTCCTGACCCCTGCACCACTCAAGAGTGCAAGAAGGTTAGACACATCGACAGAACCAGCAGGCATTTGGCCAGGATCGCTTCCACCGCCAACAGGCTGGCTTCCTCCACCACCACCCAAAAGACCCGAAACCCTGTTTACATTTCTTAGTGTGTCAAAGGCATCACGCAAAGAAATAGAAGAAGGTTCGACATTGATAACATCTTTCCCGAGTACATCTGGGTCGTTAATAAATGAGCCAGGGTCTCCAAGCACAGGAACAGCGTCGCTAGGAACAAATCCACCGCCACCAACTGTGCCACCTGGAACCTCAACAGTTAGCCCAACGCCACCCATTCCAGGTATTGTCGGCATTGTTGGTGGGGTCAAACCGCCACCAAGAATTCCATCTACCCCAGGGGGGAGATCAGATAAAGAAGGCGGCAAGGAACCAACGAAATCAGAAGGAGGGACTTTTAGTCCTTGGCCAGGGAATGTCACGCCATCAAGAAGCCCGTAACCTGGCAAACCTATTTCCATCGGTGGAATTGGGGTTACAGAACCTCCCACAGACATATCGACAGGGAACACTTCTGACACGCCAGGAGTTCCACCAACACTAGACGGTGGGGCTGACGGGGGTGTAGCCCCCTCCAATCCACTTAAAACTGCTTCTCCAAGCGCAAAAGTAGCGCCGCCTGTAACACCAGACTTTACAACATCACCTAAGTCACCACCTTTTCCAGCAGTTTGTAAAGACTTCAAAGAGCCGTATAAGGCAGGGCCAGCACCAGGGATAACCGCTGCCGCTATCTCAGGAAGAAATGGAACACCTGCAAAAGTTTTTGCAATACCAGATGCTACTTTACCAAGTTTACCGAACTTAGATTTTCCTGGAGTAATAGTTACTTCTGTTGGCGTTCCTCCAGTATCAATGTATCCATAGTTAGAACCACCTGAACCAGCAAAAGAATAAACAAGCTTCCCGTCTTTTTCACCAATTCCTTGAACTTCACCAGCAAATTTACCAACGGCCTTGTAAGTTGTTATTTCATTTGGTTTCTTATCATATTTCTTAAAGTCAGCGTCAGTAATTAAAAAACCAGACTCAGGGTTTTTATAACCAGCCTTTTTAAAAGGGTCATAAATTAACTCTTCAGAGAGAGTTATTGGTTTTAAAGTTTTAAGATAATCCTGGTTAAGAAAAGCCTGGTCAAAATATTGAATGTCTCCAATTCTTGCGCCTTTTTGAACAAACTCCTGTGGAACATACACATACTTTGTTCCATCACTTAAGGTCACATTGGCAAAAAAACGCCCAGAACCAAACTTCTCGAAAGACTTAACAAACAAGTCTTGGTCAGTTTTTTCAGCCATTATTAGAACAATCCAGCAATGTAATCAAATGCTTTATTACGAGTTTGCTCTGGGATAAGACCTCCAATGGTTGACAAGATACCAAGGTTTTGTACGGTTCTGTTTACACCTGGCTGTGCCTGTTGTTGATACTGAGAAGCAGCCAAAGGAGTTCCGTAAACGCCCGACAAGAAGCTCGCAAACTGCTCATAGGGAAGCCTTTGTTCAAACTGAAACCTCTGGATGTCCTCTTGTAGCGGCATCCCAGCAATTTGCTCACGGGCAGCACCAACTTGTGCAAGTTGTTGTATAGGCAAAAATTGCTGTTGATAAATTTCAGGCGCAAGGCCAGCAAGTCCGGCCTGACGAGCCATTGCCTGTTCTTGGAAGCCACGCTCACGGGCAAAGTCTGCCGCAGCAATCTGGCTAGATATGTCCCCAATGGCCCGACCTGTAGCCTCTGTAGCCTGTCCAATGGCCCGCTCTTGAGCGCCTGACCCATAACGGCCAGCACGAGAAAAAGCAGACTGAATACTGGGAAGTGTTGTTTGCTCAAACTGCTGCATCAGAGGACGCACCGCAGATTGAATAGCCATGTCCCTAAATGGGGAGCCCTGTAGGAAGCCACCACCAGCAGTAAAACCAACACCACTCAAAGCCTGTTGGTAGGCTTGCTGGGCGCTTTCAAGCGTAGGCTGGGCGCCCCTGGCAATCTGCTCCTGGGCCCGGAGAGCGTCTAAAGTCTGTTGGCTAGGAGAAACATAAGTCTGCCCAGGGTAAAACTGTGGTTGATTTGGGCCAAAGAAAAGTTGCTCTCCACGACGCAAGCCAAGTTCAAGATAGGGTCTCAGAGTTGGGTCAATCCGTGACTCACCTCCACCAGTACCTCGTAGTGCTGGCAAATCCGATAGTCCCATTGGGGTTGGGGCGATTTTTGGCCTCGGTGGCGCCGATGGGTTGAAAGTACCTCCGATACCAGATTGAATACCACTTAAAAATGGATTTGCCATTTGCTTATCCTATCAAAATGTAAGCGTAAGTTTTATCTGCCGTGTCATTGGCATAGTGAGAAATGACAGCACTTCCCGTCGTTTGAGAACTCACATATATGTTTGAGTACGCAAGCGGAGAGATTAGTTTTACTACTATTGAAGCAGCCGGAATAGCAGGTCTTGGAACTGCACCGTCAGCCGCAAAATGCTCTAGCGTTACATCTGTGCTACTCACAGAACCAGCGACCTCTAAATAGTCTCCAGCAGCACAAGTAATCAGAGTCTCGTAGGCCGCCACCACATGAGAAGGCTCTGTAGCAGACTTCCTAATTGGCATGAAATATCTTTTGCCCGTGTTTGCAACATCACTTCCAGACTTTTTAAGCCAGATGTCTGCGTACTCACCAGCGTTACTAAGGCTAGATAACTGAAGCGAGTATTGAACCGAGTAAGTCCCTGCGTTTCTAACATTCACCCGAGTTGTGTTGCTCAGATAAACGCCTGAAGACTTATCCGTAGAGTCCCACTCTACAAGCGCACTCGTTCCCGTAGAAGGTGCGGTCTGATCTGTATTGTTAGAGAACTCGCCAAACGGAGAAGCGTCAGCCTCAGCAACATCCGAGAACGGAATCAAGACTATTTTTGTATCTACAGAAATACGCTCGTCAACCAGGTTAGTGGTTGTTGCGTTGCCCGTATTGAGCGTGATCGTGCCCGTATTGTTGGTCTTGCCGTTCATCACTCCATTGAGGATTTCGGCAACAGCACGAGGATCACCACCAAACGGAGGCAGTACACGAAACATCAGCGCATCCCCGCAGGCTGGGCTTCTATCTCTACACCAATGGCACTAGACCAGTTATCACCGCTAGGAGACACCCTGAGCCTGTGATATTTACCCATCGACCTCAGACCGACTCGGTTCTCTGAGTTAGCGGCCACAGCAGTATTGAAGTTTGCCGCCTCATTCAAAAGGAACCTAGAGGAAATCGCCACACTCGCAGAACCGTTGTCTACAACTGGTTTGGCAAGCGTTATCATCGTGGCCACAGGAGACTGGTTAATATCAGCGGTCTCTATTGTGGCAGTCTTGTTTGCGCCCGTAAAGGTCACAATCTTGTCGCCACGCACCCCAGAAAACAACATCTTTCCACCCAGCCATTGCCGGGAGTCTAAAGAGGTCTGCAAAGCGTCTATCGAGGCATTAAAGTTATCCAGCGCCTCAAGAGTAAATCCAGGTGTCGTAGCGTCTGCAATCCTGTTTACAGTCGTGTCTGCGTAAGACCACCGTTTTGTAGGGATATGGTAAATCAACAGTCTGTAGGTATTGTCAAGGACTGGATAACCCCACACCACTAGGTTTTTGCTTGGCTCTACTGCCGCAGACATACTTGAGAGACTAGACTCAATCAGCGTTTCAAAGAAGAACCTGTTTACCTTCTCTGCGCCTATAGCCTCGACCTGCTGGCCGTTACAGGCATAGAACCCGTCATCAGCAAGGAAGTAAGTAATACCCTGCCACTGGATGACAGAGTTGGACTCATAACACCCAAGGTTCCTAGAGATGTTGTCGAACTGGAACACCAACGGAGTCCCAACATAAGACATCCGATGAATAGAACTGGCGCACAGAACAAGACCGAACTCGCCACCCGTAATACCCCTGACCTCACCACCGTCAGGAATGTCTTGGAAGTCTGACTGCGTAACCGCAGAACTTGACCAGGTTGTTGGATCGTTAATGCCCGACCACTGCACCCTTGATGCGTTGACCTCGGTGTTACCTGTAACAACAAAGTCCCGCACCACCGTCACATGACGAGCCTTGGGAGCCCCAGAGATGAGCTGGAAGTTTCCAGTGGTCGTTAAGTCGTAGTATTGAAGCGTATTCGGATAACCAGCAGCAATCAGGTTATTACCGAACTGCGTGAACCTCCAGCGGTCACTCACCGTCTGGTAGGTCGTTGCAGATATATCGTCCAAAGACAAGTCTGTAGAGTCAAACAAGAATAACTTTGTCGGGCCACCTGCGATCACACGGGAAACGCCACTTGTGTCAATAGCACCCACCACAGCAGTCAGGTCTTCAGAAGCGGCGGCAGAGTAGTCCACCTCGCCCATAAAAGGCCCGTAACCCACCGCCTTGGGGTAGACATTCTTAGCGACTGTCAGCGCCCCTACAAGCCCTGGTTGGTCAGGAAGCCACTCTCCGAAATCTACCCGACTCGTTGCCATTGATTAGTCCCACTAGAAATTGTTGTCCAAGTACCGCTACCAATTGCGGTTTCAGTCCATGTGTTCGGGGCTACTGTGATCTCTGTCCAGGTGTTTGCCTCCACCGCAGACGGGCTCCATGTATTGGCCTCGTCTGGAACATCTGACCACTCTTCACCGTAGATATAAAGATTCGCAGCCACAGTACCAACTGCGGCCACCTGACCGACAATGCTAAAAGTAGCGTTTACCGTAACCTCTAGCTCGCCATCTGCTGAAATGCTTGCAATCGCAGAAAACTCAACAGCAGGCGATGCCGAAACATCACCACTAGCAGAGATAAGACCAGAAACAAACCTTTGCCTGATTGTCTCGGCAGAAACACTACCAGAAGCACTTATGTCGGCTTCTGAGGTAAATTCAACACCTGCAAGGGCAGATACATCACCCTCGGCTGTAATCGCTCCAGAGACCGTTCTAATCGCAACTGGTAATGCGTTTACATTACCGTCAGCAGAGATAGCACCAGAAGCCACCAGAATCCTGATGACCTCTGCAACCACCTCGGCAGTTGCGTCTACCTCACCTGCTACAAAACGAATCCTCGCAACAGAGGCGGCTACATCACCCTGCGCCGCTATATCCCCAGCTACAAACCTGTTGCGGATAACACTAGCGTTTACATCACCCTCTGCGGAGATACTTCCTGCACCTGGGCGAGTCCGTGTGTAATCTACATCTACCTCACCACCTGCTTGAATCTGGCCTTCACCGTAGAGGACACAAGTATTTGGGCTCTCCCATATTTCGCTATCAAGCGAAAACGGAATTGTGTCTATGTTCCCAAAGAGGTCTAACTGCTCTAGGGTGAACGGCCCACAGACATCCATCTTAGTCCAGGGAGACCGTCAAACTGCCAGTAGAGATTTTGAGAATGTCGCCCGTGTCAATGGTCTTGGAGGTCGTGAGGCCTGTATACATCAGGAGGTTTCCAGATGTCAGAGCGTCATGCACCCCAACGGCCACAACAGTACCCCAGTCAGCAGTCGCTTGAGGGAAGGTAATGTCGGCATCCGTAGTGGTTGCTCCACCAGACGCAGCAGAAAAAGAAGCGGCCTGACGAGCATAAGAGCCGCCAGAGACTTCCGTACCACCGCCTGCGTCATTAGGGGCAGCGGTAAACAGACCAATGTAAGCAGTCGTTGGGGAAGTGTAGGAATCATTCCTCAGAACATGGTCGAGAAGTTTTGCTTCAAGATAGTCAGTAAATTCAGCCATAGTTACCTCGATGAGACTTTCATTGTTAAGGGGATACCTGAATACTCAGATGACTCGTCAGACTCGTTAAGAGAAGTGATTGCGTTTTGATAAAGACTAGACCACACCTGAGTTCTTGCATCGTTCATCAGATAAGGCTCGGCTTCCAGAAGGGCTCCGTACAGAAGCGCATCAGGACAATTAGCCATAAACTCATTCGACTGATTGCTGTCACTCAGCGCAGTCGGCTTACCGTAGTAAAGCATGACAACCGTGTAAGCGGTATCTGGAATGGGCGCAAATTCAATCTCATTTGAGCGCAGCGTGTAGAAAACAGGCTGGCCAGACTCAGCAGCCCTGGCATCACGGGTAAACGAACTCGGGGAAAGATAAGACAGCGAGATTCTTGGGTTCGCATCTAAGTAAATGTCACGAATCTCAAGGAAGTCAGACGGGAGCCCAACTGTAGAGTCACCCCCAGCAGTCGAGGATGTGACCGTCTTTAACATCTGGCGAATCCGCAAAGACCGATTCAGGCGAATCTCTGCGAGCGAAATAAAGTCAGGAATCTGTGCCGTGAGGTCAGACCTGCCTAAGTAATTCGCAACGCTAGTCTTTAGGTCGCTGTAGTTCGTCAGGGACATTTACAACATCCTTCCATCCGTAGGTGTACTCGCCCACATGACCTATCATCTGCGAGAGGTCGTGGTCGATCCATGTGTCAAATCCGGCATCCTTTGCTGCTACGCAAAAATGCACATCCTCACCGAGAATCTTGTTGCCAGGTATCTGGTAGAACCAGAACCACGGTTGGGGTGTCTGTTCAAACACCCGACGATGCACCAGCATTATCCCGCAGCCCGTGGCCGTAACCTTCTCGATGCCCTTCTTGTCTTTAGAGGAGACCGCCAGCCAACTGTTCGTCTTTTCCTCTAGGTTTACTTCTAAGTTCTTGGCACAAGGCTTGACTGGAATCGTCCGAGTCGTAGCGTTAGCACCAATGATGTCCTTCTTTCTGGACAACAAGACTTCAATCGTGTTCTTAGGGAAGCGCATATCTGCGTCCACCCACAAGATGTACTCACAGCCCTCCGCAAGGGCGCTCTCTGCGAGCTTCTCACGCTGGTCAAAGATCAGAGTACCGTTGACCGTGTAAACGCCTATGTTGCCCTTCTTGCGGTTCTTAGCGTCATAAGCGGTCATAACTGCCAGGTCAAAGGCAGTCCCTATTGCCATCTCACCCCTTGACGGGATACAAATGCCCACTTTCATCACACCCTCCCAGGTCTTGTACGAAAGAATCGGTTGTCAGGGTCGTTAAGCCACGCTCTCATGCGCTTTTGGTCTATAACGGAAAAGCCCCTGCAAATACCTTTATCGTTCAATTCTTGGAAGCAGGCCAGAGGTATTGACGCAACCTTATTCCACTCACCCCACCTTGCTCGGGGGTCTGTGGCTGCGTACTCAGCCTTGTTTTGTTCGATGACATCTGTGACATTCTGGGAGGTCTCGATAATGAGTCCACCCTCGCCATCAGCGTGAGCGACTGACACCTGTTGGATGTCTTGGTCGTGGGAGAGTATTTTCTTCAAATTTTAATCCACCGATCAGGAATAAGGTCTCTTGTGTCGTGGCTACAAGTAAACCACTTAGACGGGGCGACAACCTTCTTATTTCCTAGCCACGCAGCCCACCAAGAAAAACTACTGTTTGCCATGATAATCCCATCGCAACTGGCCATCAATGCCATGTCTACAATGGGTGGATTACCCTCTATCAAGTCAGCCCAAGGCAGGTTCTCTTTCACCCATTTGGTGTCTTCAGAGAATGCTAAAAACTCAGCATTAGGAAACTGCTTTCTGGCTTCCTCGTAGTAGTCTACATCAAGTGTGTGGAACACCTGCGGAAGTTGTAGATAATCGCCTCGTCTTACATGAACGGCGACTCTACCCAGTTCTGCTTTGGGTAAGGCAAACTCTTCTCGGATTTGGTCAGCAATGTCTGCAAAGTATTTTTCGCTCTGCCAGTACCCGACCATCATTCCTGATTGGTTGATCTCCTGATACGGAAACCCAACCTCGTTAATTTGAGGGGCGAACTCGTCGGTTACCCTCGATGAAATTGGAAAGTGAAACAGTTGATATTCACGGCCCTTGTGGGAGTCGTAAAAAGTAGTGTTGAGTTCTAGGCTCTCACCTAGCCTCTTGGCTACTGCTAGTCCGGCGGCGTACTGGAACATTTGATTGCCCAGGCCACCCATTAGGTAAGCGATCATGTATTAAAAGTGGGGGCAGTTGCCCACCCCCACTCTACCACTTAGTTAACTACTTATCAAGCGGCGTTCAGGTCAAACGCACCGCCATGAGCGGCCTCATTCGACACTTGCAGGGTCAACTCAGCGATGATCTGAGTCTTCTC